GTCCTGCTCGCACACCCGGGTCACGCAGACCCTACGCAAGTAAACAGTTCAACCACGATCATGCTCGCGAAACCATGAAAGCGGAGGTGGGGGTTCGGAGGTCCTCCCTACCCCATCACACCATCCAAACGATGGGACCAACAAGGTGTGAAAGGCAACTCGCAACAAGAAACTCATGCGAGATCGACGGCAACCATGTGCTCCCACCATGAAGACCGGTAGACACGGCCGAGGTAGAACGGTTGCCGAAGTGTGGCCAGGAGAGCATCATACGCAAGCTCATCCATGCCGTAGTGCAAAGAATAGTAAGATAGCCTGTCAAGCCGCTGAACCTCAGCACGATGGTCCTTCTTGATCCAGGCTTTGTACTCATTGTAACGTTCGTGGATAATCTTCCCTTCTCCACAGAATGTAGCAATGGCTTGGCCAAGAGCATCACACAGCTCATCAACGTTCCCAAACGTCTTAAGAGTAGCTGAGATGCCACGTAGCCAAGCAATCTGATTTTTGGGTGATCTGTCCACTGAATCACAGGCAAGTTTTGCCATCAACTTGCCGATCTTTGGGAACAGGACAAAGGATTCACCAACGGGGAAGAAACGTGCTGAGCAAAACTCAGCGCAGAGGGGGTCCTTACGGACAATGCACTCCACCTGCATGCCCAGCCTAGTGTAAGCGGCTTCAATGCCGTGTCGACCACCAAGCCTAGCAATCTCGCGATCAGTAGTAACGCAAACGGTATCATCTCCACACACAATGATCAACCACTTGCGACCAATGCCGTGTATATAGAAGTACATGGCAGCATTGATAATAGAATCCCCAACAGCCGTGTCAGGCATTCCTGACTGCATAGTGTACCAGATAGTGAACAGCGTGCCAAATGCGGAGCGGCCCTTACTCTTGCCACGTCGCAATGCATCAGCTACCACTTTGGGCAATTTTCTTCGGTACAACCAGTCCAAGAAATCAAATGCCCCCTTCAAAATATGCAAGTCAAACCGACTTTGATCGCTTTCCAAAACAACAGTCTTCTCCCCGTCTTCGCACATAGCGTCAATAACCTCAAGACCTTTACGGAAGGCTTCACCAACTAACTCAGCAGACAGTCCTGAGGTATAAACAATTTGTCTGCCGCTCAAAATGTCTTGACGACAAAAAGAGCCATCCAGTGAAAGCTTCCCAGGGCGCATACCCTCACGAAAGTTCTTGGCCAGGCGTTGTGTGTGCCTGCCAGCAGCAACTGTGATCGTGGGTTTGCACCCCTGGATCCACCGTGGATCCTTAAAATCATCACCAATGATGGACTCGAAAGGCTCAATCTTCATCGCCACTTCCCGTTTGATAAAACAGTCAGCAGTCTTTGAAGTGACGTTTTGGCCTTCGGCCCGGATCTGGTTTAGCATATCTCGC